AGGTTGAAGTCCATCCCAATAGATAATGTTGTAACATCTTCAGGCACTTCAAAATGTTTCACATTGTCTTTCATGCTGAAAGAGGCCATCACTATGCCCGAATAGGTTTCCCAGGTAGCCTCATATTCTTGTCTAAATGTCTTGGCATCTAGATCTTTTTTTGCTTGTTCTATTTCTTCTTGATCTACCCAGCCGCCCTGAATTGTTGTGTATAGATAACTTGACCATTCACCTTCTGTAGGGTCTTGTCCCCTTTGATATAATTCGTGGAACCAGTTCATGCCTTTGGGTGTGCCACAGAACAATGCTTTGCCTTTTGTGTCTGATAGTGTAGGTCTGAGGCTGGCGGTAAATGCTTCTTCATTGATATCAGCACATTCGTCCATTACCAAGAAGTCAATACCAACACCCCTCAATGAATCAGGATTGTCGGCACCTCTTAAACATATTCTTGATCCGTTCTTGAGAAATATTGTGAGTTCTGCTTCGTTGATCCTTTTTATCCATCTTAGGTCTTGTAGTATCTTCTTCAATTGGACCCACGCGATCTGTTTGGCTTGCCTATAGGATGGTGCACAATACCAGCATACCCGTCCGGGTATCCTAGCGACATAACAAAGTTCTCTTATTGCTAATGTTGTCTTGCCAAATCGTCTGCCAGTGACTAATACTCTAAATCTCTTATCATCCTTAGCCACTACCTGTTGTGGTTCAGATAGTTTCATTTGTAGTAATTATTCTTCCCAAGGAAGTGGTGCTGTATTTTCTTGATCTGTTGGTGTGTCTTTTTGATCTAGGTATTGTTTGCCCATCCAGATCAGCATTCTCACATCGCCCTGTAATGCTTTCTCCATCTGTGCTCTTCTCAAACTTTTCTTACCTTCTGATCTGCCTTTGTCTATGATACCTGAATATCTTTTTTCCAAAGTGGTCACAGAAGTGCCAACCACATCCGCTATCTCTTTGAGTGTGCAATGAAGTGTAGCCAACTTGAATATCAAGTCTCTGTCTAGTTTGTAGTGTTTAGGTGAGTCAGCCATTATAAATGTTTGTCCGTTATTGCTATTCTAAATCTTCTTACATCAGTGTCACCATTTGATGTCACTATGGTCACATCCACATTGTAGATGTTGCCGGCACTACCGCCGTTTAGTCTAATGTTCACAAGTGCGTTTGCTACCACGACATCAGTTGATGGATTTGTTGGTAAAGCCAATGGTGATGAATCACCTGAAATGGTTTCTATGGCAACAGACGCCGATGATATGGCATCACCAGTCGTAAGGTAGTCTGTGAAATCAACTCCATACTTGATGTTGGCACCTGCGGCCTTTTCTATGTATAGGCCCTTGTTGTCGGTTTTGAATCCCGTTAAGTTAGCCATTATGTTTCACTCCTTACCCTTGGAATACTTGATCTGTTAGTATAAACAGGTTTGAATATTTTCCTAGTTCTTGTTTCTTGTTGCACTTGTGCCACTCTCGTCTCCTGGTTAACTTTATTTAAGCGAGTTTCTTCTGGAACCACGAACTGTCGCGTTTCTGTCGGCACTAATATTGTTCTAAGTTCTTGTGGAACGATTATACAGTTCCAAGGATCTGCTGGTGATATCAGTCTTCCTTCACTTAATGTGCTGTATAGAGCAAATAATTCAGTTGGTTGTAGTTGTGCCGTGAAGTTTGCGTCTGTGCTTTGACTGAACGCGGCCGTTATGCCTTGTCCATATGCAAGGTCAAATGTCACACTACCTACACCGCTGACACTGGCCACTGCCACAGGATTGCCACTGCCTGATGCTCTGAAATATATTCCGTTTATAGAAGAACTGAATGTGCCCATTGGCATCTGGAATGGATTGCCGCCTGATGAAACACCTCTGAACCTCTTGCCATCTGTTGATTGTGTTGCCGATGCCGTGACTTCTTTGGTTGGACCAAATGTCGCATTGCCATTGACACTTGATGAAGTTGTTGCTGTTGGACTCGCTGAATAACTTCTTATCCTGTTCATGGTGACATCTGGCATCGTCGCTGATGTCGCCATATTGCCTGATGCGAATGCCCTGTATCCACCTAATGCTTTTAACACACTTGCGGCACCTACTAGGACTATTCTCTTCTCCCCACCCCAAGAATCACCAAACCAATCTGTCCATGCCCTGTCTATGACATCGCTCTCTTTGAAGTCCGCCCAAGTGTATTCTGAAGTCCTTGGTGTGATACTCGTGCCTGCCTCAATCAATTTACCCGCCAATTGTATCTGTGTGACGAATGCGTTGAGTGTCAGGCTTTCACTGAATGCTTGGTATATGGCGTTGGTGCTGTTTGTGAAACTGCTGACCGCTGACAATGAACCATCGAAGGTTGCCACCGCGTTCTGTGTGGTCGTGGCTGATGCACTTGGATTGGTCTGTCCTGTTCTGATCCTGCCACCAAATGCTGACACAGAACTAGATGATGTTATTGTGGCGGAACCAAAGTCAAACTTGACTCCAGCCGCTGATACCGTGAATGAACTTGTTAGTATTGCACTATTGACTTCTGTTGATCCCTCGCAAGATACACTGAAACTGCTCGTGAGTGTCTGTGCCTCGAAGGTGTAATTTAAGACAGAGTAATCGTGTTCGACATATTCGCCTGAACTGATATGATAGTATGTTTCCGGAGTTGCATAGCCGCCTATCGCGTAGGCTTCTAAATCAACTAGACCTTTTATAGCCATTTGGCTACTCCCCCTTTATTATGCTAAAGAGATAGTCAAATTTCCTGTTGACACTTGAAAGGTGTCTCCATTCAAAATTTCCTTGGCGTTGTCAAGTTGCCCATAGAACAAAACATTACCTAAAGATTCTGAAGAAGCGTCTGCTGTGTAGTCCGAGTCCATAACTGCGATACAAGTCACCGTTGATCCAGAACTTGCTGAATTTTGATAGTTTGCTGTCGCTGTTGTGAATGTTGCGTTTCCTGTTGTGGATATGCTACCGCCTGAAGCGTCTGTTCCGAAAGTCAATTGCTCTCTGGAATAACCCGCGTTGTTGATCTCGTAGTGACCCCAGTTGCCTGTGCCTGACTTGGATTTTGTTCCTGCCTCAAGAGCCGCTAACACATCACTCGCCGTTCCACTGAATAGAGCAAGAAATACATTACCAGGATTTGCGTAGTCCGAAGACCCGCCTCTTAAAACATGATCTAATAACTTATTTTCCAAGTGATTGGAAGATGCTGACATGATGTATATTCTCCTTGTTATGTAATTTGTTATTACCTAAATATTTATTACAATATCACTGCTAACCGTAAATCTAACTCTGAAACAATTCAATCACCACATCACCATTATGTCCTGATCCACTGTTATCTATCTCATATGATAGACACAGACCTTTGGCAGTGAAACCTGTTCCCCCGGCGGCAGTATCATTGTCGCCCGAGGCAACCACGAAATTCTGTGATAGTGTCAATGTGTCATTGTCCATTGCCTTATCTGCGCCTGTGCCGCTATCCACCGTGCTGAACTGGAAGATATGTTGAAAAGGTGCACTGTTGCTGGCCATCACATCAGACGATCTGTCGTGATTGGTCAATTGAAAGAATTGTGAATTGGTCTGGAATGCAGTGGCACCTGAGTTATTAGCAACCCTGTCATATCTGAACTGGATGAATGGAGTTTGCGAAACAACATTGACTGGATCGCTATCTGCATTGGTGGTTGAAAGTTTGGGTGCGAAAACCTGGAATGGATATGATGCTGATGGATGTGCTCCACCTGACAATGTGTTGAGCAGTGTCTTCCTTAATCTGATGGTGTAGGACCTGCCCTCAGTCAGAGGAACAACGATTGCGTTGTTGGCGCCACCTGTCATGCCACCTTCAAGGTCAGCGGTGCCACCGTTGAGTGCGGTGTAGGTGCCGTTGCCTTTGACTGTGTTGCCGGCTGTGTCTCCCGATACCGAGGCCGATGTGAAAAATTTGGGTTGGCTTGAACCAACACCCTGTGGTGAATCAAATGTGATTGTGGTGACCTCCGGATTGAATGTCCTACCTGTGAAGAACCTCCTGCTACCGAAAGGCATTATCTTATCCCTTGTGTGATAGAACCTATGTAGTCTGTGCCGTCAAAGAAAACTGATACGATGTCTATCTGTGATGATGATGTTGTCAGTGTTGGAGCACCGTTTGAGAATTTGACCAATGTTGATCCATCTGATGTGAATGTTGCTGTCTTGTCAGCGGCATTGACTTTTATGATCAACAGTGTTGACGTGCCTGCTGTCATGTTGGTGAATGTGTATGTGGTGTTGCCTGTCAAACTCATTGTGTGGACTGGTGCCGCCGTGGCATCAACATTGACACTACCTGAAGTGGCAGATATCGCGTTGATGGTCTCCTTTGGAGTCTGGACCAGTTTTGTGAATTTTGTGTTTGAAGTGTTCTTCTCGAACTTGGCGTTTGAACTGTTGTAGACGAATATGTCTCCATCCGCCGGTGAGCCACCCTCAAAGAAATCAAGTATGTCATTGACATTAGAGATGTTCTTGTTTATTTCCGGTCTGGCAAGTCTTGGTTTGTCGTCATCACTGTCCGTGTGTGCTGTCGATCCCTTGTTTGCTGTTGGCCAAGTTGTCATTGTTGTCCTCCTATAATAGACTGAATTTATCTGGGTTTGGAACCCAAGAACCATCCACCTGTTTCGCCACATCGAATGCGTGTGATAAAGGATCTGTGTAATTGGCTTTCAACCAAGTCACCATCTCCGCCAGTGTGTCAAAAGTGTGTGCTGTTGATTCTATTGTTAATCTATACATTATATGGTGTCTCCTGATCCTGGACCTTCATTTGTTGGTATGATCACGATGGCACCACTGTTGTGTGAGACCGTGTTCACAGTTGGTGATGAAGCGCCTGCCACTTCAAGTGTGGTCTCGCCGTGTTTCATGTAGACTTCCGGCGTGGGTGCTCCACCTGATGTGCCGTCCGAACCACCATCAACATATCCGTCAGTGTTTGATGAGTTGTAGAAATACCCTCTGACTGTTGAACTTGTGAAATCAAGATATGAATCATACAACCATACAGGTCCAAGTTCAAAGCCTGCGCCTGATTCAAAACTTGTTCCGTAGGATGTGTTGTGTCCGCCGTTGTTGTTTCTCAACGCGATGTATTTGAAATCACTTGAATTCAAATTGCTGGTCAAGGCACCTCCTGACGCTTCATTGGTGCTTGAACCATCTATGTAGAAACTGCCGATACCGTTGCCGGCATCACTGTCCATACTGACCATCATACAATGCCAACTGCCGTCCGCTATGGCTGACATGAATGGTGTGTTGTTGGCATATGTGGATCCATATGGATGGACCAACCTGTTGCCTGATGAATTTAAACAATTCATATAAGTGACATTTGTGCCATTGCCGAAAACCATACCCCATAGATCGGATTGATCACTGTCTGTCATGTAGATGAATCTTGTGGCAGGGTCGTCTATGTTGCCGCCCTCCTGTGCCAGTCTGAACCAAAACACCATGCTGTAATGTTGGCTATCATTGAATGGTGCTGAACTATAACTGACCGTGTATGTGGCCGCCTTGTTGAGTGTGAAATTACCTGAACTGCTTGATGATGTTCCGTTGTGCGTGAATGCTCTGCCGCCTGTTGCACTCACAGCCGCGGCGGCTTGTCCGAAAACTGCTTTGCTAAAACCTAATGGCATCTATGCTCCTTGTTATGCGTATGCTTTGGCACAATTACCTAAGTAGTTGGTTCCATCGTTGAAGATAGTCACAACATCAATGGCACCAGCCGCTGTTGATAGTGCTGAATATGTGCCAGCGAACTTGACTGCTGTAGAATCTCCTGTTCCAAATGATGCTGTTCTTGATCCTGTGCCATCCTGTGTAATGATTATTGTGACTGATTGTCCTGCGGCCAACTCTTGTATAACAAACTGCGTGTTTTCTGCCAATGTGACTTTATGAACTGGTGCCTGATCACATTCAACTGAAATCGTTGAACTAGATGTCAATGTGGCCACCTTCTCCCTGTATGACTCTAAAGTTCCAACTGCACTACACATCAATGGATTTTCTGTGACGAAGGCATATTCCTTTGTTGGATCTGTGGAACTCGTGTTGGCAAAGAAGTGATAGAAATTATTCATTGTCTTCGTGCCTCCTCCATATGATTGGAAGCCTGTCGAATAGTATGAGTAGCCGTTGTCAACTGTTATCGTTGATCCTGTGCCAGCATCAATATCCATCCAACTGCTGTGGGACGCTATACCTGAGTTGGTTCCTGTAATTGTTATGTCACCTGCACTGTTAGGAGTATAAAGATACACACCACCCTGTAAGCCAGTTGCATTCTTGGCCGCGGAATCTGAACTACTAGAATTCATTAATGTTGCCTCACCTGAAAGGGCCATTGGTCCTCTAGACAGATAACTGCTGGCACTTGTGATAGTTGATCCGTTGAGATCGTAGTCAACATTGGCCATATTTCTGAACCTGTCATTACTGCTACCACTTGTCTGTCCTGTTGTGGCTTTGAACTTCATAACCATTGAGTTCCTGTAGTCCCTGTCAACACCGAGCGTGTGACTCAGATCCTCATAATACATCCTGTTTCCTTTGGTGTATCTTGATTCGTTTGAAAAATTACTGAAATCACCACCGCCCGCTTGTAGTGTCAAAGTCCCAGTGCCATTGGTTTCAATGAAAAGGTCATCGTTGGATCTTGTTGTCTTGATTACATTGTCATCTATAGATACAGCGTCGTTGGCTATTGAAGTTGTTGCTGTGATGTTGCCAGTGACTCCTAGTGTTGAACCATCAAAGGTCAAGTTGGCCTCACCATTTAGAGCATCTGTGCCTGTGGCAGTGACCACTCTGTTGTTTGAACCGTTTGCCAAGAAGTCTGATACATCTACTGATATTGCGTCCGCGGCAACATCTATGCCTGTGCCTGCGCCGATGTTTAGTGTGGCGTCGCCTGTTGTGGCACCACCTGTTAGTCCATCTCCTGCCACCACTGATGTGATGTCTCCAGAGCCTGCACTATTGATGGTCACTGTGCCATCTGAATTTGTTGAAGTGGTTATTCCTGTTCCACCCTGTATGTATAATGAGTCGCCAGCCTTGATGTCAATCGTTGCAGAGTCGTCTGCCACTATGCCAATTGATTGATCTCTAAGGTTGATCAAGTTCGAATCAAGTTCCGCGTGTGTAAGTGCCGCGTCCTTGGCGATGTTGTCTGATGTGACTGAACTTGAAGTTGCTGTCCTTGTGACTAGTTTTGCTTTTGAAGCCATTTTGGTTTCTCCTAATAAAGATTATTTATTGATTTATTCTTCCCATAAAATATGCCGTCATTGATTCTAACCTGCACTAATCTTCAATGTGCCAGAATCATTCCAAAGTTGTCCTGCTGTGCTGGGATCACTGGTAGGTAATCTTGTCATCAATATCCTTACTGTGGTCATTTCAATTGATCCACTGCCTGTGTCACCTGCGTCCATTGTAATCTTGCTCTCTGCTTTGTCTCCTGATGAAGCCGTGGCTCCGGGTGGTGACAAGAGTATCCTTGGTTCCCATGTATTGGTGTATCCGTTTGTGGTCAGTGTGGTCAGGGACCTTCCAGAGCCTGTCAACATACTGGCGGCATTTGAACTCCTACCAATAACCACCGTTGAGGCTTCGTTGTAGATGTATTGGTTGCCATCGGCTGGTCTGAATATCAATACTCCGTTGCTGGCTATGTTGATGAAACCACCTGCGTTTGAACTGAAGTCGCTGGCCAGGTTCATGTTC